ATAACTTTAAAACAGGTTGATATTCACCTAATAAAGTTTCCAATTCAATATTAACAGGTTGGTCAGGTGTTTTTAAATCTTCAACAATAATGGGTGCTCTAAATTGAGTCACTGTAAATTTAGCTTCAGTTAAAAAATTTATTATAGCTTCTTTAGGATCAGATTCTTTTCCAAAAATCTGCATATCTTTGAATTGTAATGTTGTTTTCATTTTATTTTCCTTTGTTTTGTTTAAATTAATTTTAATGCTTGTTTTTGTGCATCTCTACTGCTTTTTACGTTTGTAAGCATTGTTTGATTATCGCAATCATCATCCCAACCAAAATAAGCACAATTTTTATAATAAAAAGTAACTACTAATATTTTTCCTTTTATTTTTGCTGTAAATCTTTTTATGCTCATATAATTGTTTCTTCTATCTGCTTCAAATTTTATCATTTTATTTTCCTTTGTTTTTATTATTGCGTTTCTTAATTGTTTAAATTTATGAAACAAATACAATATAAACCAAGTAAAAAGATTAAAAAAATTAAACATTTTTAATATTTTTTGGATTTATCGAGGGAGGATATGGTAGTGGTGCTGTTTGTTTTGTTCTATTTAAGGCGTTTTATTGTGCTTAAGGAAGGATAAGATGATTACACCACTACCAAGTTTCTACTATTTTTACTGACACTTCATATAAATCAGGTGCTTGTTGCCTAAATTTAAAGCTATTTTGTTCAAACCTGCAAATAGCATAATCATCTATTGTGCTATCAGGTTGAAATATAAATGGCAATGCTCCACCTAAAGTACCATTAACTACTCTTGTATAAAAATTATGTTTTAATCCCAAATATTGCAATTCTTCAGCTTCTAAACCAACATTATCATAATCATAAAAATACATACCTGAAACATCATCTGCTGACCATCTCTTTTTAGTTGTTCCATCTGCACCCATAGGAAATACATCATCTCTACTAAAATAACTAAATTTAAGATTCCACACCCTTCTTCCTGTAGGTGTTTCAGCCATATTTATACCATCATTACCGTGTTCGTGCCATAAATGATATGGTTTAAATCCTAATAATGGAGAGTTATTCCATCTTATGTTGGTCAAAGTATTACCACCTTTTGTAGTGGTAACATCATATCCATCATACTCTATATCAAATGACAATGACATATCAGGAGCGTGTGGCATTGTATAAGTCCATCCATAACTAAAGCCACCAAATCTTGTATTAAGTTTATCATTTGCATTTTCACCTAATTCAAATTTTACTTTCCTTGTTTCTCCATCTTCTGTACTTAATTGAGCACCTTCAAATAAAGTTATAGGCTCATTTGTTCCTGTTATAGTTTCATTTGTTGTTCTTACTATAGAACTACCTGAATTTTCTGCCCTAAAACCTATTCCATTATTTTCATCATTACAATTATAAGTAGTAATAGGAGCTAAATCTAAATTATTACCTGCATAATGAGTATCTTTTATATTATTGTCAGCATCTATATTGTCTAACGCTATATTAAAATTTACTTTATTATTAGAAAAATCATTAAAAGTATGTCCT